ATGACTCGTCATACACTCAAAGAGTACTATGATTTGATGTACAATAAATACTTCAATCAAGTCAATGATGATTCATCTGACCGTGATTGGAAGAAGAAAATTGAAACCACTTTGAAGTGGGAGAATAGATTTGAGATTGAAGCTAAGGATGCAGGTAACAACCTGTGGAATGCATTCAACTCTATCACTTACTTCGTCGAGCACACCATGCCAACGCGTGGTCGTACCGATGCACAACGTCGAGAGAATCGACTACATACAAACATGTTCGGAACCTCTGGTTCTCTGAAGACTAAGATCTTTGAGAACACTTTGGAACTGATCTAATGAATCACGCGCACGCCCTCTCAGCGTGAACCCCCGAATACTACTCAGGAAACTGGGTAGTATTCTTTTTCCAACATAAGGAGTATGCATGCTTTGGGATAAACTATCTTATGAAGAACAACAAAGAAGAATTGATGTCGAGTCTACTATGGAAGAGGAGACTTTGTTGTCTTCTATCCAAAAGTATTGGGATGATTATGACAGGGCACCTGATGAGGGCATCCCTGAACAAAAACTATTAGATGATTTTATTAATGAGCTAGCTCCTAAGTATCAGGAGTGGATTGATAAAGTATCTGATAGTCCCAAGTGTCCGCAGTGGGTCTATCCTATGTTTGCCTTAGGTGCTCACAAGATGGCAGACCTTACGTTACGATCAGTCATGAGGCTGTGGCTAAACAGTAATGCTTTCAGAGAAGATAGCGATGGTATCGTACACCCACCACTTGCACAGCATGTGGTTCGAATGATATCTAAAGATGCAGTAAATATTATTGCTTATCAACTTGCTAAAGAAGAACACAGGGATGACTGGCAAAGACAGTCTAAGTTTATTAAAAACTGGTCAGAAAAAAGATGTATTGCTTTTGCTACTAAGATGGCTAAGATTCCAGACATGACACTCAAACAAAAGGATGACTTTGGTCATCATATGTTGCGTATTGCAGAAGCCTCTGGTGTGGTGCAGACTACTAAGCGAAGTAAGCGTAGGGGTAGAGGGTGGACTCATGCATTGCATGTAGAATTTAGTCCTGCTATCTTAGCCTATCTTAATGAACGGCATAAGTTGATGGAAACATCTATGCTAGTATATCGACCAATGATTGTACCTCCTGTTGAGCACAACCTAGATAGTTCTGGTGGGTATCTTCATCATTGGATTCGTAAAGAAGTTGTACACAGGTATGTGTCTGAGTATGCGGAAGATAAAGTTGTACATCAGAAACACTCAGAGCCATCACAGTTTGTCCTTGATGGTGTTAATGCTATGATGCAAACAGAATGGGCAGTCAATGATAGAGTGTTAGAAGTTATGGAGAACATGTTCAAGTCAAACAATCAGCTGGCTAATTTACCTGCGTATGACTTTGATGAGTTTGTGTACAAAGAACCTTATCCTGAAGACGGACCCAAAGAACAACAAGCTAAGTGGTGTCAACGTAGAGAAGAGATGTATAGTGACTGGTTTAAACAGGAGCAGGCTAGAGCTAGGATGTTAGTTCGCCTGTCTCTTGCCAAGAAGATGCAGAAGTATCAGTTCTTTTATATGCCAATGACGCTCGACTTCCGGGGGCGAGCGTATACTACATGTGAGTTGTTATCTCATCAGAGCTCTGATTTTGATAAAGCATTAATTCATTTTGCAGAACCAGTTAAACAAACTGATCGAGGTTTGTACTGGGTCAAAGTTCACGTTGCTAATATGTTTGACCAAGATAAACTTTCATTTGATGAAAGAGTAAAGTGGGTTGATAATAACATTGAAATGTTACAAGCAATCAATGATGATCCTTATACAAACAAAGAATGGATTTCAAATAAGAAGAAAAAGAATCCATCGTTTCAAAGATTGGCAGCTGTATTTGAGTTATGTAGAACAGATGGACTTACTCAGTTAGCACCGCAGATGGATGGTGCCTGCAATGGTTCGCAGCACTGGGCTGCTATCATGGGTGATGAAGTAATTGGTTCACTGACCAATGTGTTGCCTGAAGAAAAACCGCAAGACTTGTATCAATTTATTGCAGACAAAACCACAGAGTATTGTAGGAAAAATATTGAAAATATTTCTTGGTGTGAAGACTTCCTTGAGTATTGGCCTGAAGGTATTGACCGTGCCGTGACCAAACGACCTACTATGTGTGATGCATATGGTCTTACGTTTTATGGTATTCAGAAATATATTAAGATTGAAGGTCATGTTGACTGGGTGCCAAAGGATAAACAGGGTGGGGCTATTGTCGAACTAGCACGAGCTATTCAACACGGTTTAGGTGAGGCATTACAAGAACCAAACAAAGGCAAAGAATGGTTAAAAGAATGTGCAGAAATCTGTGGTAATGCTGGCTTTCACTTGGAGTACACTGTACCTAGCGGCTTCAAGGTAGTGCATGCTTATTATCAAATTAAAAAGAGGAGATCATTAGCGTCACTCTTTAACCACAAAGAACTTATATTCTGGAATGTCTCTAAAGATGTGCATAAAGATAAGGCGATGCTAGGTATACCGCCAAACTATATACACTCACTTGATGCAAGCCATATGTTCTGCACTGTAAAACAAATGATTAATGCGGGTATTGAAAGATTCAGTATGATCCACGATTCCTATGGTTGTCCCGCACCATATGTGGATATGATGAATCAATTTATTAGAGATGAGTTTTTAAAAATGCACAAGGAGAATCAGCTTGAAGTATTCAAACGATGCGTCGAAGCAACCACGGGGGTCACACTCCCTGATGTCCCAGACAGAAGAAGCATGGAACTCGAACGAGTCTTGGACTCCAAGTACTTCTTTTCATGAGTTGGTGGAGATCTGGTGGGATGATGCGGAAACTTGCGGCGGTCCCGGTTGGGTTGATAGGGATGATGCTACTGATTATATATACGGTGATCTTCCTACTATTAAATCTGTTGGCTTTCTTTGTGCTATTACCGATACTCATTATTCTATTACCGACAATGTGGGTCACAACCAGATTGGCGGGGTTACAAAAATCCCCATCGGTATGGTAAAGGAAGTGTATTACTTAGAAAGGACTAATGATGACACACTTAATAATCAATTCGGAAGGCGACATGGAGAAGGGAATTAAAGAAGCAACTAAACTAGCAAAGATTGATGGCAGTAGTCTAACACTAGAGCTACCATCTGAATCATTTGCTAAAATGTTTATGGAAAATATGTTCGTAGCCTTTGTTGAGGCTGGTGTAAAGAAAGATACTAACATGCAGTTGAACGTAATGTTCCCTGTAGAGGAGGATATGGATGAAGAAGAAAGCGATGGAGCAGGCGAAGAGTAAGCCTGCCGCTAAGTTCTTTCACAAAGGAGAATGGTTTGACGTTCTCGAAGTGAAAGAGTATAATAAGGATGAGCTCAATGCTCTGCAGCAGTTGCATATTGAAGGTCTGGTTGACTTGTATGCACCTCGTAAAGCTGAAGCTTGTAAGTACAAGCACAATGCTGATGAAAAAGGTCAGTTCATTTCAGCTGAGTATATTGAAGGCTCGGAAAGAATGGTAGATCTTCCTTCCTATGTTGATCAATGGAAGGATGACTACAAACGGAGATTTAGAAATGGCAAGAGTACTCGTAATAGGTGATACCCACTGTCCAGCAATGGACCTTGGGTATCCAAACTTTCTACAAGAGATGGCTGACCAGTGGGACACAGATACCGTAGTACATATCGGTGATGTTGTTGACTGGGCTAGCATCTCTTATCACGAGAAGATGCCGGGGTTTGATAACCCAGCCTTGGAATACCAGAAAGCTCTGGATCAAGTGCAGATGTTGTACAAGTTATTCCCTAAGGCTACTGTCATGACAGGCAATCATGATGATCTACCCCGGAGACAGATGACCACTGTTGGCCTACCAGAAGAATGCTTAGTAGACTATAACTACTTATGGCAAACTCCGGGGTGGCAATGGAGGCCAAGATATGATTCTTACAATATTGATGGGGTTATATATCGCCATGGTGATTGCGGTCGTGGTGGCAAGTACGCTGCCCTGAACAATGCTATGGATAACTTTAACTCTTATGTGCAAGGTCATACACACTCACTATCTGGTGTCAACTACTATCGTAATGAAGGTGGTAGAGTCTTTGGTATGAATGTAGGTTGTGGTGTAGACCACGATCAATTAGCTATGTACTATGCACGTCGATATAATGCTAAACCTATCTTAGGTTGTGGTATTGTATTGGATGGTGAGTATGCATACTGGGAACCATACAATGGCATTGCGTGATGACTTAAGAGAGAAGTGGTTTAAGAATAACAGCCGCAGTTATAAAGACCGCGATGTAAAATTTGGTAGAAAAAATAAAAACAAGTGGTATCCTACTAATATGAATGAGCAGAATGGCAAGGGGTCAGCACCACGAAATAAAAATATTTCTTATGCTGAAGAAGACTTGCGTTGGAAGCTCGCTTTTGGTAAAATATCCGAACAAGAATTCAATGAGGCCATGGAGAAATTAAATGGCGAAGAAAACAATTGATGATAGTACTGTTGCCCGTATGAAGAAGGCGGGAAGAACTCGTCGGCAACATAAGAACAAGTATGGTCAGCGTAAGGCTGGCAGAAAGAATTGAGGTAATCATATGAATGATCCTACTAAAGTGTTTAACACTCACACCCTAGATGTGAAATGGTCACATCTGCATCGTCCCGATGATAAGTTTGGTGCCCCCGGCAACCACAATGTAAGCGTCGTCGTTGATGATCAGCTTCAGACGCAGCTCAGTGAGATTCAAACTGCCCTTGGTGGTAAGAAGATCAATGGTATGTACGAGAACGAAGGTGTTCAAGTCCTTAAGGTCAAGTCTACCATCTTCACTAACCCACCAGAAAATGGCGGAGAGAAGAAAGACACCTACCCATGTGTTGATGCTAATACCAATCCTACCGAGGCTGTGCCTTTCGGTGGCGACAAGGTTCGGCTTCGTCTTAAGCCTATGCTTCTCAAGCGTGATGGCTCTGTATCATTCTTCTTGAATGGTGTCCAGATCATTGAGAAGGGTGAACAACAGCAGAGCAGCGGCTTTGCTAAGACTGAAGGATTCGATGGCTCTGAAGCCACGGCTCCTGAGGTTGAGACTCAAGACACCCCGTTCTAATGGAGTGGTCCTTTCCCATTAGTCCTGTTGCGGCTAGTAGACCCCGTGTGTCAAAGCACGGGGCCTACTTCGCCGGACCCTACAAGAACTTTCGACGCGAAGCAGCGGAGATTGTAGACAATGTATTGGGAGAATGGGAGCCGTTGTCTGGTCCTTTGACTGTAGATCTTGAACTGTTTATCGGCAGACCTAAGACTACTAAGTTAGATGCACCAAAGGCGGACATTGATAATTTTGTAAAGGCTATCTTCGATGTCATGAATGGTAGACTATGGGATGATGACTCACAAGTAATTAAACTATACGCTACTAAGCAGTGGGCTGAAGATGCAAATGGATATTTTGTTTTGGGAATTAACAAGGAGAAACCCAATGAGTGATTGTAATGGAACTAAGTGCTGCCCTTCGGACTGTGTAGATCAAGCAGCTATGTATCTGAGTTTCTTTGATACTGTTGATAATGATTTGTACATTAACAAGATTGCCAATGGCTACCTTGTAAAGATTGATGGACAAGATCACAATGGTAATTGGATCAACAGACAGTTCGCCATGCCAACGATTGCATGTGTCGAACAAGTCTTTGTCGCATGGG